GCATTTAACTGATGGGTTAGGTAGAAAGATCAATTTCAAGAATTGTTTGATTATCATGACATCTAATATTGGAGTTAGAAAATTACAAGACTTTGGTACAGGTGTTGGTTTCAAAGCAAGTAATTCAAGTGAAGTTGTTCAAGAAGAACAAAAAAGAGATATTCTTAAAAAAGAACTTAGTAAATTTTTCGCTCCTGAATTTTTAAATAGAATTGATGATGTTGTTATATTTAACTCTCTAAATAAAGATAATATTGATAAAATTGTAAAATTAGAAATTGATATTTTAGTTAAAAGATTAAAATCTATGAAGTATAATTTCACATATGAAAATTCAATAATTGATTTAATTTCAAAAGTTGGTTTTGATGAGATATTTGGGGCAAGACCAATTAAAAGAGCAATTCAAAATAAAATAGAAGATTTAATATCTGAAAAAATCTTAACAAGTGAGGTTACAGAAAACAAAGATTATAGGTTATTTGTTAAAATAGAAAATGATGAACAAATAATTGATCTTGAAGAAAGAGTAATAATAGAACCTAAGAAAAAAGGTAGAAAGAAAAAGGGAGAATAATCTCCCTTTTTTTATTTAGTGTTTTTCGTAACCTAATTCCTCAATCATCATCTTACCAACTTTAATTCCGTTATAAGTGTCTTCTACGACCACGTATTCGTTTCTTGTATGGTAGTTATAGTATCCTATAGAAATATTGAAACACGGGATGTTAAACATAGTTCTAATAGGGTAAATGTCTGTGTAAGGATGTTTGTGATATTTTGTATCAGATGGAAAATGTTCAGTAATCAATCGTCCACCAACTTCAAAGAATTTACTATCACGATCAAACATACTTCTTCCCATCAAGAACTCAGAAATCATATTATTCTCAGGAGCGTCAAATTGGATCCCATAACCAACATTTGTGAAAAACTCAGGATCCGCCTTAAATGAACCTTTACAACCTGTTTCCTCAGATACAAAAAACGCCGCTTTTAAATTAGGTAGTTCATTCAACAATTCCAAACAACCGTACACACCACATTTATCGTCACCACCAATACCTGTTGGTTCGTCATTGTCGTTATACGCTTTTAATGATAATTTTACATTACCCTGAGCGTCAGGTAACATTTCTTCAAATACATTAATTGTATCAATGTTATGTACCGTATCGGTATGTGCAATTACACAAGGAAAATACGATATGTTTTCATCGGTTTGTTTTGTTGCATAAATGTTTGACATTTCGTCAACATAAAAAGGAATATTGTTTTCGGTTAGCCAATTTGTTATAAATTGAACCATTTTTTCTTCCTGATAAGTTTTAGTAGGTACAGATAATACCTCCTTCAATAATTCATAATTTCGTTCCATAACACAAATATAGACAATTAATTTGAATTATAAAAATTTTTTCTTATTATCCTTCTTTCGTTAAATAATTCGGGTTGATTGTCCAATTGATATAAACCATCAACATCCAAAAGTCTTTGATGGTATTTACCGGTCTTATCGTTATGAACGTTAACTAAAACTTTATTAGTTTCAGGTTGGACCTTTAAAATTAAAAATTGTAGGTTTGGATCCTTTTCTGTATATCTCCATTCATACCCATATGTTTTTTCAACATGATCTAACATTTCATTATAATCATCAATATTAATAAAACGATCATCCTCTTGCACTTTTTCTAACATTGAGTCCAAACTTTTTGAGTAATACTCTTGCATAACATTATCGTCCCAATCATCACAATTTACCTCATACATTAACTCATTCCAATAACCCCTGTCTTTCTTATCATAAAGTTTTATTAATTTATTTAATAACTCACTTAAGGTAAATTTATCATTTTCAACATCACTATACCAATGTAATAATACTCCAACAGTTGTTTCAAATCTATATCCTCTATGTATTTCTTTTATTCCGAATTTATCAAATGGTTTAGCAATCTCACCTAAGATTATATCTTTAACCACATCATCAATACAATCTTGCCATTTGGATGTGTACTCATAAATTAAATCATCAACAATTCTTTTAAAGTTATCATTTAAAATAGCCGCAATACCTCTTTTACTACTAAGATCAACTCTATTATCATAAAATTTGGCAACTTGTAGCGCTTTACGTTGGTTTTCATCGTTAAAATGGTATTCAATAAATTCACCATCTTTCCATCTATCCTCCTCACCATATGTGTCATAATCACGACCTTGGTAATTACCAACAAATGTTCTATAAGTATATAGATCATCATCATCCTCAACATTAATTGTGTCCAAAAAAACCTCATCATCTTCAAATTTAATAATAACCTTAGAATTACTTGGGTTCCTTTCATTGAAGTTTATCCCATCAATTATTAGGTCATCACCATTATCATTCCAATGTGGATCATAACCTTTGGAAACCTCCTTTAAAAATTCATATGTTTTACCACCTTTAATAAGTGGAGACAATATCTTTAATGAAGATAATAATGAACGTTTTAAATCGTTTACAGTAACAATTTTATTGTTTTTATTAAGGTCTCTAATAACACTACCATCCTTGTCATTAAAAATAGAATATATATTTTTATCCTTTTTACTAATATTAAAATATAGTTCTCCATTTCTATAATGACTATTCCAATTATCATTACCATAAAAATCAGTTCCAAAATATTGAGCGGCTTTTAATGTTAATACCTTAACAATTTTTATATCGTCATTATCCTGTATTATATCAATATCCTCATCGTATGGGTTATATTTTCCCTTTTCCATATGAAATAAATATCAAAAAATTTTGATTATTGTAGTTTTACATTTATATTTGTATTTATAATAAGTTATTTGACATATGGGGGTGTTTTTGGATTTGACAGGTATTGGCTGAAGACAAAGGGCACGTGGAGACTGAATTAATCTCCTTAAAAACTGATTCACAAAAACAATCGGCGACGTTTTATCGAAAATGGAAACTCTTGGTTTACTAAGAGAATCTGAAGTTACTGTAGCCTAAGAGGTTTACGGAAACGGGGGGTCGGTGGACACATAACCTAGCAACAGAAGTCTTTATGGTGGAATATGACTGAACCATAAATCGAGTCGTCCATTGGTTGTTGATTTACGATGGTGAAGAACAAATCAACTTTGTTTTTGGTCAAATTAAAACCAAATATTTTGGGGTATTAGAAAATACCAACCTAAACGTGTAGTCCTTATCTGACAGGATATTATGGACCGGGGTTTGATTTTGGACCCATCTATTGGTGACAATAGATTAAAAATCGGATGAACTCAGGGAAACCTCAGCACGTAATGGTGGTGGCAATCCTGATCCAAGCTTACAGAGTAAGAAGGTGCAGAGACTACTGGAGTGTGGCGACATACTTAATAACCAGCAAGAGCGTCCGACATCTCAATGAGATGATGATATAGTCCAACCAATAATGAAAGTTATTGAAATTTTGCGAAACCCCGCACCTCCACCGTAGACCTCAATAGAAATATTGAGGTTTTTTTATTGTTTTTTTTGTGGAGATGGTTTTTTGTGGAGACGGGTATATTTATATATAAAATACTATGAGTGATAGAAAAAAAGAAATGGTGGTATGTTCAAATCCTGAATGTGAAAAAAAGTTTCATAAGGATTTATCTGAGGTAACAAGAAACAAAAAAATTGGTAGAAAAAATTATTGTTCCCTTAAATGTTGTGGGAGTTCTAATCACGAACATCTAAAAAAGTATGTTAAAGAAAATATAAAGTATTTAGAACCACATCGTAATAATAGACGTGATAAATTTACTGGATTAAGAGAACATTTTAGGAGAGTAAAAAAAAGAAAACATTACTACAATATAAATTTAGAGGATTTATTAGAAATTTGGAACCATCAAGAAGGGATTTGTCCGTATAGCGGTGTTAAATTGATTCATCCTAATGAAGGTGGGAATAATTTAAACACATCATCTTTAGATAGAATAGATAGTAAAATTGGATACGTAAAAGGAAATTTACAATTTATAAGTATTATATGTAATCAAGCAAAAAACAATTTAAGTCACGAAGAAATGTTATCTTTTTTGAAAACTGTATCAGACTTTCATAGTTTAAAATTATAGATTAGTGTTGTATGAATATTATATTTTAGAGCACAAAAAAACCCACCAAAAGGTAGGTTCCGTTTTAAAATAATATAAAATTATTTTTTTGTTGTGTCAGAAACAACTTCACTTGTTGTTAAAGTAGAATCTGATACGTTTGTTACTTCCTCAGTCGAAACTTCAGTTGTTGCTCCATTTCCGTTTTCACCACAAGCCGTCATAAGAGTGATTGTCGTAAAAATAGCAATAGAAAAAAGAATTAATTTTTGCATGCTTTCAATTAAATTTAAAGTTTATTTTAAAAATAAAAACCTGAGATTACAGTTTTTGTAAGTGTCTTTCGAGTCATTATTGGTTCTACTCTTATCCACAGGATTTTGTCCCGTAACACTCATTACCGATTGGTTAGACCAATCACTCCTTGACGATACAACTACTCTCTTACTACTCCTGTCTCCCCAAGATTGCGCCCTGGTTCGGTCTTCGACGACCTAGAGATTTTTCATAAAAATACGGTCAAACTTGCGGTTATCACGTTCCACTGACATCCAGTGAATAGGTGGGTAACTTCCGTTATATCGTGACGGACACTTTTGCTTTATAGTTTATAAATGTTACTTCATTAACACTAAAGTTTTTGTGTCGTGGATTGATCAAAGTTGTGGTCCGTCTTAAGCTTCATTATCTTTTGAATAACAAAATACCAAACAACTCCGTGAAATGTCCCCATTTCAATATTTCAAGACTACTTCGAAACTAACCCCTTGGTAGAAGTCGGTTAAGGTTAATAACGGCACCACCCGTACATTAACATACCTTTCGGTTTTAAGTACCCTCTGATACTGGCACACGCAATAATGAAATTGGATAACCTCATTTTTTGCAATATCCCTACGGGTTATTCCTATTGGTGTTCCCACCTCAAATTGACAACCCACATTGCCAATTCGTCTAATCAGTTTCCCTACAGCGTTGCCCTCGGTACTCAAGATTAAACGGTATCCCGCTTGTGTACTCAAGTTCAGTTACCCAAACCGCAAATCAGTTACACTTCCGACTCACTTTATCCTACTTTCATAGTTTATTTTATGGACTATACACGGCCCAAGACCTTCATGTCAACTACTCTTAAAGAAAGGGGGGTTAATCTCTTACTTAATTCAAGTCGATCACTTCGATCGGTTATAATTTCAAAGAACTTTTCGGACTTTTCCGATTTGTTTTACAAAGTTAAGACATTTATTTTAATCTGTCAAGTACCTTGTGAACTTTTTTTAATTTTTTTCTACAAACACATCTTCAGTTCCGTATCTACGAGCCTGTGCAGTTGCAAATTCAGCACTTGGCGTATAATACTTTTTACCGTCAGACCCATAGTAAGAAAATATTAAATTTTCAACAACTAATGTTTCACTCATAAAAAGAGTTTTTTTTTAAGGTTAATATTTCAATTAATTAATTAGGACATTTCCTAATTGTTTTACAAATCTAACCTTATTATTTTGATTTGTCAAACGACCGGTAAAAAAATTTTGATTTTTTGAGCGTATATATAAATATACGTCTGTTAACCAAAAAAACACAAATTATTATTTTTTTTTAATTTTTTTAGGTATTTATTAGTATGAATCTTTTTATTAATGATAATATGTTTAAATGTAAGGTTTGCGTTACAC